CAGCGAGATTAATAGCTGAGGAAGTTTGTTCTAAATTCAAAGACGCTCCTTCGCTCACTCTTGCGAAGAAATTGTTTGCAGAATATCCCGAAGTTTACACAACAGAAGAACACGCGCGTGACTTTATCCGCACTATTCGTGGTAAGCATGGTAACCTTGAAAGAAAGAGAACAACGGACAAGTCATTGTTTGAAGCAAAGCCACGACCACTTAACCCATTTGCCCTTCCGAAGTCGTATGCTAAAAAGCGCAGACACGTTGAGGTTAAGGGAACGAAGTTTTTGATTCTTTGCGACGTTCACATTCCTTATCAGGATAACGAAGCGTTAACGGTTGCAATTAACGAAGGTGTTCGTCAGGGGTGCGACGCGGTTATTCTAAATGGTGACGCGTTGGACTGTCACATGATTAGCGACTTTGTCAAAGATCCACGTAAGAGAAAATTCAAAGACGAGTTGTACGCAATGCGTCAGTTTGTAGATACGTTACGCAAACAATTTCCAACAGCTCACATTTATTATAAGGAAGGAAACCACGAAGAAAGATATTGGAGATATATGCGTATTAAAGCGCCAGAACTATTCGACATTGACGCTTTTGACTTTGCTTCATTGTGTCATTTAGACAAACACAACATCACTTGGATTGACGGCAAGAGCAAATTGAATATCGGTAAACTTTCAATCTTTCACGGACATGAGTTTGGAAAACAATTCCTTCCGTCGGTCAACGTAGCGCGTGGATTGTTTATGAAGACAAAGGTGAGTGCGTTATGTGGACATCATCACCAGACAGCAGAACATAACGAGAGGGACGCTAACGGCAAGTTCATTACTTGTTGGGGTGTTGGTTGCTTATCTGAATTATCTCCTGACTACAATCCTTATTCGAAGTATAATCACGGCTTTGCTATTGTTGAAAAAGGAACGAATGGAAATTATAGCGTTAAGAATTTAAGAATACACGAAGGACAAATACTATGAACCGAAATATACTCGCAGCGATCCTGCTATTTATCGGAACATCGATTCTTTGGTTGGTGGTTTGTTGGAACATTTGGGGAAAAGTTCATGCAAATAATACAACAACTGAAATTCAAAAGCAAGATAGCATTATAAACTACAACGCTGGCGAATACGACCGCTTGCTTCAAGAACAAATTGAACTTTATAAACAACTGAGAACGTATGAAGATGCTCAACTTACAGCCAAAACCACCTATAAAAGAACTCGTTCTGCTATTATTATTCGAGATACTATTAATAGGGTTGATGTTATCACTTTGGTGAACTCTTGCGATAGCGTTATTGCTTCCGATTCATTGGTAATTAACAACCTAAAAGAACAAATTAACATCGAAGAACAAAAGATTGACAACTTACAAGAAGTCGTTGAGGCTTATGAACAGAAAGAAAACATATTAACCGAAGAAATTAACAATCTTGTTGCTGATAAAAAGAAATTAGAGAAACAAAAAAAGCGCAGAAACCACGCTTTAGTCGTTACGTCAACCGTCGCTATTTTGTCGACGTTTGTTCTTTCAATTTTACTTTAGATTCAGGAATGTAGAATTTCATTGAGAACTGGATTGCTTCGCTTAAAAAAATGTTGCGGCTATTCTCCCCACGTTTTTCGTCAATCTCATTCCACAGGTCTTTGTGTAAGTACACGCAGATACCTTTCTTAGTTTTGCTCTGCGCCATCTTCATTCGGTTTAGACATCATTGAACCAATCATTAACGCTAAGTATATTTTCTCTTTCGCGTTTAAGTCTTTGCGTTGTGAAAGCTCCAGAAGGATATCTCCAAGAATCTTCCCTTGTTGGAAATATGTCGCCATTGAATTAACGATTTCTCGTTCGCGCTCGTATGTCATTTTGAGCGTTTCGTAAAGTGGTGTGTTTTTCATATTATTATTTTTTCTATTTCTTGTTTTACTTCGTTCCAATATTTAACACCTACTTTATTACCACCCCAACAAAGATTTAATAAGAGATCTACTGCAATTAAAGCGCATTGTTTTGCGTCTTCCCTTGCCTCGTCGTCGTATAACAAACCTGCTCGCAAATAAATGCAATACTTGTTGAACAGTTCTTCCGCTTTCTCTTTTGGTGTCATATATTTGTAAATGTATGCTAAGTTAATTATCCGACAACATATTGTCCATAACTTGGATTGAGTTCGAAGTACATACGCATCATGATAGCGTCTGCAACGTCAGGTGAAATACCTTCGCGGTTCTTAATAACGTCCTTCGGTGTGACCATAAGTTTACCGTCTACGTCAGCGCGGTGTCGTTTAATCATTTCGAGTTCACGAACGATTTGTTCTTTGCGTGTACTGGATAAGATAGTGACCTTGTTTTCTTCAACGTACTGAGCAAGTTTGTAGTAACATTCACTTTTGAGATTTTGGTATTGTGGGTGTTTTGGTTTAGATCCGTTGACAAACCCTCGACATTTTAAGAAGTCAACGACACCACCACCAACACCGTCTTCGTCACACACTACGTCTTGCAATAGAATTGAATACTGCTGACACATCAAACGAACTTTGTTTACGACTTCATCCAACGCTGCACGATTCATTTCAATAACGTCTATTATAGTAAGTCCTTCCCAAACGCAGATAATCGTTCTGTCCTTTCCAAAACGCGCTATGTCGGCTGTTATGTATTTCTTTCCTTCATTGATTACTTCGTTCCTAAACATTCTGAGTAAGTTCTCCGTTTGAAAGAGTTTGTCGCTGTCGTCGTCGAACTCCCAGTTGCCTTCTAAAAGTCTTTTGCGGTCGTATTCAGGAAGTCGTCTAAGAGATTCGATGTAAGCAACAGGAAGGAACGGATTGTCCTGCGGTAACGCTTGCACGAAGGCGCGGTGTGAAGGCAATTCGTTTCTGTTGTTCTTCATGTAGAACTCGTTATACAACCAACCCTTCGCAGGATTGCACGAAAGAAAGCCTTTCGGAATTAAACCGAACTCGTTTAACTTAAATCGACATCTGGAGTGAACAATGCTCACCGCTTTTTCTGTTACTTCGGAACACTCGTCTATAAAGTAGTCTGTTATTTCTAACGATCCAAGACTGTTAAAATTTACATCGGAAGGATATGCGAACAAGTCTTTCAAAACAATTTCGCTTCCGTTGAAGAACTTAATCACGTTGGATTGTCCGTTGAAGGTGTAATGTTTGTTGGCTATCAACCCGAATTCTTCAGCAGTTTCAAAGAATGTGTTTAAGGTCGTCTTTTTAAGCGTATCTAATTTGCTACGTCCAATTAAAGAACGCGTCCCTGCGTACTTCAAACGGCGTTGTATCTGCCACATACAACCGAACTTCGTCTTACCACCCCCTGCCGCGCCACCGTAAAGTAATTGCTCAACGATACTATCGGTGTTCAGGTAGTTCAACGCTTCGACTTGACGCGGCAGGTATGTTGGTTTGTATGGATTCAAAATAGAGATAATTGATTTTCAACCACAGGACAAAGTTCGTCTTGAAGTATTTGAATTATACGGTTGTATCGTTGTTCTTGGTTACGTCCTTTCAATTGATTTACGAGTAGCTGAAGACCACCTTCAAACGCTTCGCCTTTTGTTTTATACAAGTCGTTGTCTGGTCGGTGCTGATTAAATGTGTGTGACCAACCTTCGGACATGCCATTGAACCGAACTCCGTAACCCCACAATTCACCTTGAACAATTGCCGTTTCAACTTGCGCTTCATAACCTTTGCTGCATTTGTAGGTTTTTAAGATAGGGTTTTCACACGCTCCGTGTTCGTTGTAAATGAACTGGCTCATTGCTTTGACAAGTATAATTTGTACAACTCACGCATACCTTCGAAGCGAATCGATTCCTTCAACAACATTCTTTTGCGGTCGCTCATGCGGTCAACCATTGATTGAACGAGTTGTTGTTCAAAGTAAATGTTCTTCTTTGCGTTCGCTTTGCATAACCGATATTCTTCTTCGGTGAAGGTGTCAGCGTTTATTATCTTGCTTTCTTCGAGCCAACGCATAAGCGACACCGCACGAATCTCAATGACCGTATATTTTCCTTTCTTATAACTTGCAATATCTTCGGCTAACATCCTTCGCCAGCTATCGTCGTTTACCGCCATTTCTTTTTCCTTTAATTGTTTTGATTCTTGTTCTTTTGATTCTGCTATTTCTCTCTGAATTTGCAGGTTCGCCTTGTCGCGGTGTGGTTTGTAAGCCGTTAACACGTCACCAATAAACGACACGCTCAACGCTCCGAAGTGTTCGCATTTCTTTGACAGTTCATTTGCTGCGTTCAATTCAAACGCTAAGTTGAAGTGTTCAAACGTAACCCAACGAAAGTGCTTGCCTATGAACTCATGCAACATTTGCAACAGTTGCGCTTCGGGTAACGCGATGCCGTACATGGCGCATACCTTAGAACACAACTTTACGAACGCAGGTAGTTCGTAGTCGGCAACGAACGCGCTTTCACGTTCTGCACGATCAACCCTTTGTGTAGTTGTGAGCGTCGTTGTAGATGCGTTGCGCAGCATCGGAATCGAATTTTCCATTTTTGATTTTAGTTTGTTGGTTTGTAGTTACGAATGTAGTTAAATCCCACTTACGCACGGCAGCCTTCCAGTCTTTCATTTGATTCCTTCCCACCTTCCACCCATTTGCTTCGTAGTGTGCATGAAATTTCTCGGTGAACTTCAGAGCGTCGTCGTTGCTTAGTTTTTCGCAGGCGTAGTCGTATATTTCGACAACAGTTGGTTTGACGAATGGCTGTTTCTTTTCTTTTGCGATTAGCGTTGGTGCGGTTTGCACTGTCAACAATTGTTGAACTTGCGCTTCGAGAATCTCAATTCTCTTTTTAAGTTGTAGTATTAGCATTGTTTTTGTTTTTAGTTTAGTCCCACCCTTCGCCTTTTGCGTCGTCATCTGCGTCGTCCCAATCTTGACAATCGAAACAAACTTTAATTTCTCCTTCGTCGTCAACAAATTCGTAGGCGGTGTCCCAATCTTCAAGCTGTTGGTCACGTAAGATTTCATCAACGCGCTCTCCGAGTTCCTTGCTTTCGCAGTTTGGACAGAATGTCAATTCACTTTTCATAGTTTTAGTTATTTGATTTTAGATTTTCTTTTTGCGCTGAGTGTCTTTTGATGCTCAACGTGTTCGACAAATTTAGTAAAAAAAGTCATTGGTTTAGCATAACCCATTTCATTTAGTATAAAACAAATGCGTTCAACGTTAGCTCGGTAGTATTTATCCCACTCAACCTGAGCAGACGCTTGTTTAATTCCGTGCAGAATAGTAGCGTGGTCTTTTTTGTATCGGTCACCTACGTTTTGAAGCGAGAGAACGTAACAAGGACGAATGATAAAAAATATAATTTGTCGTGCGTTTACTATCTCACGCTTTCTTGTCGGTGTGTACAACGCTTGTGAAGGAACTCCCAAGACCGAACACGTCACATCTTCCAGAGCCGACCAAAACATATCTCGTTCGTTTTCCATTTGCTTTTGCATTTCAATTTGTTCACTCGTTAATCTTTCGTAGCGTGGAGTAATCATCGTCCACAATAACTCGAAGCGTTCCATGTGTCTGAATGGTATCATGTCAAGCACTTCGTTTCTTATCTGTTCGTTAGTCATTTTCTTCGTTGATTAGTTTGGTAGGTGTAAAGGTGCTGAATACTTCTTCGCGTGACAATCCTGTGTGAAGGCAAATGTTGTTGAAGTCTTTGATTCTCATTCGCTCAGGGTGTGCGACGTAAAGACGTGCCGTTGGATCGCTGATGCGCAGAACGTTCTTAAAGTTCTGCATAGTCTTAAAGTTAATCTTGACTAAGCGACCGAATGGTGTTGAATAGATTTGCTTGTTCATTTCTTTAATAGTGGTTTGATTAGTTGCGCTTTCTTCTTGTTGTCTTTGTCATTCGTTCCGCGTAACTCTGGATTGTATTGCTTGACCAATCGTGCTATGCGTGTGATGTTGTCCGCGCTAACGTACTTGCCGCTTTCGTACATAGCAAAGAAGTTGCTTGTAATGTCTTTGCGTTCGTCGAACTGTTGTTCCCAAACTTTTACACAAAGTGCTTTGTTATTGTTGCGGAGAAATTTGTACTTCTTCAGTAGTTTCTCAACGCGGTTTTCAAGTGTTACTAATTTTTTCATTGTGTTTTGATTGTGTGGTTTTTGAAATTAGAGAGGGTATATTTCAACCCTCTCGTATTATTTAGAATGGCATATCGTCTGTTTCATCAGTAGAAACTAAACCGCTTTTTTCAAGCATCTGTTTCGCCTTGTTCATCTGATCCGCAGCTTTGTCTAAACGTTGGCTAAATTCAGCAGAGGAACTCACCTTGTTTTGAAGCCACTCTGGAAGCATCTTGAAACGCAAGTCGAAGTCTTCGCTATCGTAGTCCAAAAGGAAAGCAGAATTTACTAAAGGTGGGCAAGTCATTCCCTTGACAAGTGGCGAAGCACCTTTGATGTCTGCGTAAGTGCGTCCTGTGTTTGCGGTGCGGTGCATTACATTAATCATTCCTTCCTTTCCAAGAAGCGTAGCGATGTCGAATTTGTTCGCTTCAGCGTCCGTAAATGCTTTACCAAGCCACCCTTGAACGAAGGCGCGTAAACCGCTTTTTTCGTGCATTGAAAGAGTAAAATCGCGACCGATTGAGAACGGTTGTTCACCTTTGCCGAAGTCGGCTAACTCTAAAGGTAGTTCGAAAACCAGTCGAACTTTGTTCACTAACTTTTCTTCACCTTGATAGGTGTCCACTATCGTTCCGATGTGAATGATTTGGTAGCAACGCGCTACGTGTGTTCCAGCAGGGACTGTTTGACCGCCGCCGCCGTTGTTTGTTTGTTGGGCAATGATGCTCATGTTGTTGTTTATTTGGTTTTGATTTATATAATTTTCAAACTTGTTTGCGAGTTTAGTTTCTTCGTTCTGCCAGAACCATTCGTTCTCCGACATTTGTTCTTCCTCGCTTTGTCTTTTGTAGTAACCCATTGTTAGATATGGTCGTCGAATATGTTAATGTCAAAGCTAAATGTAACACCGTCTTTTTCTAATGTAACGTAGTCAAGGTCAAACTCAGGATCGTCATTCTTCCAGAAGCGACCGCGCAAGTTGATTGTGTACATATTGTCTTGTTCGTCAATGAAGACAAGATGTTGTTTTTCGTCTACTTCAAACCACCCTGTCTGGTCGTCGTTGTAGTTGTTTGCGATGGCTTTGATTCTTTCGTTTAACGTGCGAATGTCGTCGTCGTTGAAGCAGTAAGTGATTTTAGGACAGTACATATTGATTTGATTTTAGTGGTTACAAATATATTCAATTAGTTGGTCGTTCCAACGCGCTTCTGAAAGTTTTTGATGTTTTTCTATGTTGGCACTTATCTCGTTGTGCGTTAGGTTGTACGCTGACGCTGACGAAGAAACGCAAACAAAGTTAGATTTCTTTTGGGGGTTCTGGTAGTTCTTTCCAATGCGTTGTAACAAGGTGCTTGAATACTCGTTCAAGTTTGTCAATTCGGAACGCACAATACGAATCCCAATCCAATGTTCCATTTCTCTTATCACCCCAATAATTTTGGGCGACAATAATAGCTTCTTGAATTTCATTGATGTCTTCTGGAAAGAGAAGTGGAGTTTTGCATTTGTTTTCATTTTTCATTTTGATTTTTGGGTTTTAGATTTCTTTTGATAAAATTACTTCTTCGCGTGGAGTGGCTGACTTGATTTTGTCGTAAGCGCGCACCGCTTCGTCGTAGTCGTTGTACGACATATGAAACTCTCCGTTGACTACGATTTTGTAGTACATGTCAGTCAACGTTGTCTTTTGAATTAGTTCTACTTTCATTTTGTTGTGTGGTTTGGGGTTTGTTCTAATTGTCTTGTTGATTCGTCAATCGTTCCTGCGATTAACATTCCAGCGAATAGTGCCGCAATAAAGAATAGTGTTTTTTTCATGTGATTATTTGGTTTATAATTGATATTGTTTTTCTAACGCTTCCCTGTACGTGTCAAAGAAAAACTCCTCTCCGTCTTCAAAGTCTGTAACTATAAAGTCAACACGCTGCCCAAAACAAGAAGCTATAGTTACTCCGTTTTCAAGTGCTATATAAACATATCCCGTATTCAGATTCATTCCAGCGCACATTACTTCTTCTCTAATAGCGCAATCACGATACGCTTGTTGAACAATAATCCAAGATTCAAGATCAGAGTTTTTTAACTCGTTTAAAAATTCAGCGTTGATTGAGATTTGGTTTTTCATAATTGTTTTGTTTTTGTTTATCTTTGGTGTTGTTGTTAATTGTTTGACAAATATAGTATGCTAAACTTTTGAATACACAACAAAAAAATGAAAATAAATTGAAAATAATTTCTAACTAATTGAAAATGAACGTAAAAACTTTTAAGAAAAGTTACAAAAAAAGTGTTGTGAAGCGTAAACCAACACCCGAAAGTGAACAGAACCAACAAGAGATAGTAATAAAATATCTTCGTTTAGCATACCCCGACGCTTTATATTGTGCTTCCGCAGGTGGAATGAGGACAAGTTACCTTCAAGCAATTAAGATGAAACGCACGGGTTATGTGAAAGGCTTTCCTGACCTATTCATTTACGAACCAAACAAAGACTATCACGGCTTGGCTATTGAAATGAAGAAAGAAAAAGGTGGTGTTGCGTCGCCAGAGCAGAAGCGTTGGCAGGAACAATTAAGAAACAGAGGTTATAGTTCTTATATTTGTAAAGGTAGCGAGGAAGCAATTAAGATAATAGACGAATACTTTAATGAGTGAAACTTGACCATTACATAGAAGGGCGGTATAAGCACTTCAAAGAGTTAGCATACAGCATTGCTCGTAAAGAACCATTCTACGAGGATCTCTTGCACGACTCTTTGCTTTCTATGTTTGGTTCAAAGCACATTGAAAAACTAATTGACACTGGTGACTTCGAGTTCTATCTTATTCGCGTAATGTATTTGTCGGTTAACAGTCCAACGTCGCCATTCTACAAACAAACTATTGCTTGGAACAGAAACCGACGCGACTTCAAAGACTACGCTCACGAAGTAGACAAGACGTGGTTAGGCGCAAGGATGACCAACGAGCAACTGGACATTCTAATCAGTCGACTGAGCGAGTTTGAACGTCTTATCTTTCAGGAATACATTCTCGAAGATTTTACCTATCGTGAACTATCCAAGCAAACAGGAATACCAACTCCCTTCCTTTACCGAACTATTGATAATATCAAACAAAAAATAAGAGCAAATGTTATTCGCAAAACACAATGAGTACAAAAGACGTCTTGACATTTGTCGGACGTGCAAATTCTTCGAAGCATCAACGCAAAGTTGCGGACCACTAATTGTCGGAGCTGAGGAAGAAATAGAAGTCCTATTCCGTCGCAAGTCGATTAAGTTATGTGGGTGTGTTATGCCAGTCAAGGCTAAACTCGCCTTCGCTTCTTGTCCTGCGTCAAAATGGGACGGTGTCTTATCGATTGAGGAACAAATAGAGTTCAAACGATTCTTGCTCGATATGAAAGCGCAAGGACGTTTAGAACAGAAAGATATGTTGAAGTTCTATTCGTTCAAGGATAAAGCCACAGGAGCGTTTAACGAACGTTCAACGTGTCCTCCGTGTGTAAAGAAAGACATCAACTTGTTTCTTGAATCAATGAAAGACGTAGATGTTGATTTGAACAATTAGAATCTTAAAACTATTCAGGCAACCTTTGATTATACCAACGTATATTTGTATAGTCAAATGGTTTAAGGTTTTAACTCCCTTTTGTTTCCGTTTGACGACAAGAAACAATTGGGGGTTATTTTTTTGAATAATAAATGAGAACAACTGAATAAGAACACAACAAGCCTTCGTAAGTCAAAGCGAAGTAACCAATGACTATACTTGCGACATATCAACGCTTGGATCGTGTAACTGCCCTTTTAAGGGCGAGAGTAATCTTTTTGGGGGAGCTTTTTCTTTTGTTCTTTCTTTAAAGTGCTTACACGTTTTCTTTGTTCTTTTCTTTTCTTTGACATTTAAAGACAGTCTATAAATTTAATGACATATAAATGATAATTATACCAGCACAACTTGAAGCAGTAACAACGAGGAAGGACAAGACACTTAAACTCACCTTTGGAACTAATGAACTTACACCTAATCAGGCGAGTGAACTATTTACAATCGCTAATCAGTTCGGATATCTTGCTTTCAAAGATGAAGATTTTAAGCGCGAAGAACTCGAAGTGGTAGAATCATTAAAGTCAGAGTTAGAAGATACGTTAAAGAAGCCCTCACAACGTTTGCGTGGGGTTATGTTTAGATGCTTTGAGTTAGACAACGAGGGGTTCAACACATTCTCAAAATACTACGATAGTAAAATGGAGCAAGTTATCAACCACTTCAAGGGTAAATTGACATAGGTTTTATATTTACATTATTAGCACAATAAATTATTGTCAATTATGGAAAGAGACGAACACGGACGATTGAAGAAAGGACATGGTGGTTTGAAGCCGAAGGGCGCAGTCAGCAAGAAAGTTGAAATGTGGAATCAGCTAGGTGAATACGTTGTGACGCAAGGAGCGGAACGCGCAATGAGTGTTCTTCATTCAATGGACGACGAGGACTATTTGCACCACTATCTTGCAATGCTCGAATACTTCAAACCTAAACAGGCGAGAACGGTTCACGCAGGTGATAGCGACGCACCAGTTCAAATAATAATCAACGACAAGTTATAAGTCAAGTTTATCGGTCGCAAAAGTTGACAATACTTGCGACAAACAAAAGACAGAACAAGACAATTAGTGGCAAATGTTTGTCACAATTATTTGAAAAACTGTGACATAAAAAACAAACAAATGAGCGAAAACAAATTGAACTTTCTCAAATCACAGATATGCGTGTTCAACCCAACGTGGACGAAAGAACAAGTTGAAATGGAAGCAATAAGAATATACAACGAAGCAAACACTATTGACGACGACGACGAAGGTTGTCTATATTGCGGATCTTAATTACGAAACTATTACGAAAATTACTAAACCATTACGAAAGTTACGAATATGAGCATCAAAGTAAGTATACCAGCTGACTATTCTTCAATAAGCGTCAAGCAATACGTTGACTACCACGCAGCAAAGAACGACATTGACAAGTTGGTTTCAATCAGTAACCTGCTGAAAGAACAAGCGGAACAAATTCCTTTCCAACACTTGCCTACATTGTTAGGAGCGTTTGAGGACACACTCGCTAACGAATCAGCGAAGTTCTTCGAAACAATCACAATCAAAGACAAGGACTTCGGGTTTATTCCCGACCTTTACTCTATCTCAATGGGCGAGTACGCTGACATTTCAACGTGGGCTTCCGACGTTGCTGCGAACATGGTCAAGATAATGGGAACGCTTTACCGACCTATTGACAAACGAGTAGGACAGAAGTACACAATCGTACCACACAACAAGGCTTCGCGTGAGCAGGTTCAAGACTACGTTGAACAGATGACGCTTGAACAATTCAACGGTGCGCTGCTTTTTTTTTCGACTTTGCTCAACGAACTAAACAACACTTCGCTCGATTATTTGGAGAACGAAGTGCAGAAGTTGACGAAGGAGATGGAACAATTGACGACAGAGAAGGGTTAAATCAGGTGCTTGGTCGCTACGGTTGGTATCACTTGTTTATGGAAGCCTGCGGACGTGATATAACAAAATTAGATTTAATTACGGAAAAAAGTGCTTGGGAGATATTTACTTATATGACTTACCTAATAGATTACAATTATGTCGAACGTACAAAGCTACAACGCGCTTATAGATAGATTCAAGGCTTTTGCCTCTGGACACTTTATTCTCAAGACCTTTTCACATGGTCAGATTGATACGGCAGACTTGGAGAAGTTTACCGAATATCCGTTTATGCACGTTGTCCCTTCGAACGTTACTTACGCGAAAGGTACTAAGACTTTTAGTTTTCAGATTGTCCTTGCGGATCTTCCACGCGACAAAGACAACAAGGTTGAGTTTCAAAAGGAAGTCCTTTCTGACCTTCAAAGAATTGCAGAGGACTTAGTTGCCGAGATTACAAACCACCGCGTTTTGTTTGGTGACTTAATCACGGTGCAAAATGTCACGTTAGAACCCTTCCTCGAAGAATTTCACAACACGTTGACAGGTTGGACAGTTAGTTTAGAGTTGTTAGTCCCTTACTATTGGGACGCGTGCAGTATTCCTGCTGAGTGGAACGACTTCTTTGAAAGCGGAAGCGGTGGTACAGGTTCAATCTTAACGTTCATTGATAGTATCACACGCGACAACAACGGCAACGTGTCGTTGGTGAATGACGAAGCAGCACCTTTACCGAACTACTACTACGGAACGAATGGAGCAGGGGTGCGTGGTTGGTACTTGACGACGGGCAACATCGGGTTGACGTGCGAAACGATTGGAGATTGTCAAACGATAATAGACATCGAAGCAGCCATTGACGCACTCGAAGAAGAAATACTTTTGAAGGCTGATATCACCAGCATCAGCGCGGTTGGTTTCAGCAACAACTACAACGACTTAGACAACTTACCTACTTTACCAACAGGAACAGTTACATCGGTAGGTTTAACAATGCCTTCCGCATTTAGTGTAGCGAATAGTCCCATTACAACGTCGGGAGATATAGCGGTAACAGGTGCAGGAACGGTTTCACAATATGTAAGAGGTGACGGCAGCCTTGCAAACTTTCCAACCTCAACAGGCGGTGGTGCTTCGTTATCTTTTTACTTAAATGGATCAGTAGCGCAAGGTACATTTGGAGGTGTGGCTTTCAAAGAAATGGACAGGACACCTGTCTTCGGTGCAGGAACAGATTTTACAATAAACGCGAATGGTTACATTCAGTCTTTTATCACAGATGCTAACGTACCGAATCAATTAGAGATACCAGCAGGAAATTGGAACTTTGAAACATATTTTAGCGCATCAAGTAGCGGTGGCACTCCTTCATTTTATATTGAGTTATACAAATGGGATGGAGCAACATTGTCTTTGATAGCGTCTAACTCAGCTGCTCCCGAAGGCATCACTAACGGAACGACAATTCACCTTTATGTTAGTGCGTTAGCTATACCTCAAACAACGTTAGCGGCTACCGATAGATTAGCAATAAGAATCTACGTTACGCACTCAGGCAGAACTATTACACTTCACACCGAGAATAGTCATCTTTGTCAAGTAATAACTACCTTCTCAACAGGTTTAACTGCATTGAATGGCTTAACGGCACAAGTGCAAAACTTCGCAACAGGAACAAGTGGCACTGACTTCGGTATCTCATCAGCTACAAGTACGCACACCTTCAACCTTCCAACTGCATCAGCAACAAATAGAGGCGCATTAAGTTCTGCGGATTGGACTACGTTTAATGGAAAGCAAGATCTACTCGTTAGCAATACTAATATAAAGACTGTCAATAGCACTACTCTTTTGGGTAGTGGTAACATAGCAGTAGAGCCAACGATTACGGCAGGAACAACAGGGCAGTATTATAGAGGGGATAAGACATTTCAAACATTAGACAAAACAGCAGTAGGTTTAGCCAATGTTGACAATACAAGCGATTCAAATAAGCCTATCTCAACTGCAACGCAAACGGCATTAAACGCTAAGCAAGACACGCTTACTTTAACCACAACTGGAACAAGTGGCGCAGCTACTTTAGTAGGTGCTACATTAAACATTCCGCAATATTCAGGTGGTGGTGGTGGTGCAAGTGGTATTCATGGTTATATGTTAATGAGTGGAACTACTACATATTCTCAAGTTACTAACGTTTCATTTCCAAGTGTAAATAGTTTTACAAACAGAATGTATACTTATCCATTTATACCCGCTAAAACTTTTACTTGTTCAAGTTTATATATGAATGTGATTACCGCAACTGCTGTTTCTCCTACTAATGTGTGTAGAATTTTAATATATGATAATCTTAACGATTTGCCAAATACAAAACTTTACGAAAGCGCCGATTTGGCTTTATCTACAACAGGTCAAAAAACAGCGACAACAAGTTTCGTATTTACAGCAGGCGAAACATATTGGCTAACATTACATACAGGTATAAATACAGCAATATATGGATTAACAGCAAGCGCTATGTTGCCGTTAAAAACCACAGGGGTGACAACTACCAATTTTGCCCTTGCAAATGTTAACATAGCAAGTTCGCCAACAACTTTTCCAACGGCAAGTTTTTCAAACGCTAATCCTCCATTTATAGGAATAACAATACCTTAATAACATTAAAAATATGGCACAATTAAGAAACGAAATTTACGATGACAACGGACTTGTAAGAGTTGAGTTTATCGAAGTAGAAGAAACTCCTATTGAGATTCAAATAGCTGACAAAGAAGCGCAACTTCTTGAGATGTTTGAGGAACTGAAGCGACTGAAAACAAATGGTTAACAACGTCTACATAAAAGCAGCGGCTGCGAGTGGTGTAACTTCCGTAACAGGGACAGCACCTGTTGTG